AGTTTCTTGACGAGCTACACCAACAAATAGCTTGGAAAGAATCGTCTGATGCAGATTGCGTTGCAGAATACAACTCCGTAAGACAAGGTTTTACAGATGTAAGACCAGACTCTGCAGAAGGAGTTGTTCAAGATGCAATCTCAGCGCCTCACTCAATGGTCAATACCCTTGAACGAGTCATGAAGAAATCAGAAAGTTTCAGATATGAAATTCAAGCTATCAAAGATTGGATTTCAGTTCTTGAAACTGATTACAAAGATATCACAGGTGGAGAAACATACTTCCCTAAGTTCAAGAGAATAGCTAAGAAATCAGCTAGTCTATCTGATATCGACAAACACTTTAGCAAAGCCTCATAGGCTTTGCATAACAAAGTTATACATAGCCAAACCCCCTTGGCTATGTATTCCTTATCCCCTCAAAAAATGCCAAGTGTGAACCCCCAAACAGTTCAAAGCTTGGTATTTTTTTTGAGTATCAAAAGATTAAAAAACGTTAAAAAAAATGCAAAAATGCATCAAAATGATTTGATTATAGTGCATTTATGCAGTACACTAAAAGAGCACAACAATAACTAACGAGGATAAAATGCGATTAAAACAAATCAAAAACAACTTTAATATACTAAACATAAGTCATTTAACAATATGGTTTTCATATCAAACACCAATTGCATTCAGTAGTTATGGTCAAATATTCATGCGTAAAAATGATTGGGGACCAACTACGGGCAAGCATCTAAATCATATAAACCCAGATAAAAATATCAGAATGGATGGCGAAAAGTTTGAAAAACTTCTTAGGCATAATATGAGTATCATTCTTGCACCTGTACCGAGGGCATCATGACACCAGCAATTATGAATCTATATGCAAGGGCAATCGCAAGTGATTGTCCAGACCCCTCAAATGCACAACGTATTGGTGAACTCTTTGTAACTCTTAGACCAGATATCAACAAAGAATATTTCATTCAATTAATCAATAAACATTGGTCAGAAATTTATGAAGCACCAATGTTAGAACATTATGGAGTTACTCATGGCTAATTTACAAAACAATTTGATGATTGAAGTTGAACAATTCATTGATGAACAACTAGAAGATTACACAAATGAACAAGTAGTTAATCAAGTTGAAAAGAAGTTTGGTCAATGGTGGGTAACTTTTGCAACACAAAAGATAGCTGATTACATAACACAATATGGAGAATGAAATGACTATTAAAAATAAAGATATGAAACAATATAAAGCTACAATTCAATTATGGATTCCAAAAAATTTTGATATGGAAAGTTTTGAAAATAGACTTGACAATCATGCTGATGATTTAGCTGAAGAATATGGAGCAAGAATTCGTATTGGCAATTTCTTTGATGGAAGAAACTGGTATGGAGAAAAGATTCCTAGCTAGGAAAATATATAGTTACGTTTTACCACTGGTTCAATCGGGTCTATGGTATGTAAAGATGAATCAACATCAAAAAGATCAACAGTCTAGCTAACTGTCAGCAAGCGACGTAACTATATATATTAATTAATTTTTAAAATCTTTAATACATTGAATGATAACACCAATACATTCTACCTCAGCAAGTGTTACTGTATGATGACAAATAGTGGATTTAAAAATAATATGTCTATCAATTAATTGACCACACATTAACTCGGTTGTCATATTATCTCTATCAAAATGAATTTTTCCAAACTCATCTACATGACGATCAACACGAATTAAAACAATGTCATTTGTTTTTGGTTTTGATTCAAGATCAACAAGCACAGTATCCCCCATTTGTATTCCACCAACACCAAAACCAGTAGGTCCACTTAACTGATAAGCTGCAACTTTTCCTTTTACATCATAAACATTTACATACTTCACTCTATTACCATCCATGTTTAAAACTTCCAGAGTTCGAGTGATGCCAGGGGCATCTATGTTTGCATCTGGTGATGAACCACAAACTGCACTCAGCTTTGCAAGAGTCTTACTCGATGGCATATACTTAGAGTCTTTCAAAAATCTAGTTATATTTGTCGGTGATGTTCCTGCTTTTGTAGCCCACTCATAAGCTGACATATTTTGAGACTGCATGACATCCCGTAACCAGACTCGGATTATTTTCCTTTTCTTTTCGACAGATTGTAAATAGTTATTGTGCATTATTGCAAAATAATGTGGATTGTTACATCTGTCATTACTTATAAATGCATTATGCATGATACATCTCCCCTTGTAAATACTGCATAAATGCATTATAAAGGAAAAATGATGATAAACAAGTATATAAATCAATTGGAATCTTATGCAGAAAAGCATGATGTAAGTCTTATTGCTATGTTTAAAAAAGCTAATGTTCCAACGAGTACATATTATCGAGCTAAAAATGGAGTTGATTTAAGATTTGACACAGCAAGTAAAGTTGCCGAGGCAATCCGAACACTTCCACTACCGAGTAACACCAGTTCCTATTAATCCAAATTGGAAAGAAGTAGTAACAAGTTTACGAGGTGCAAGGGAAAGACTCAACCTATCACAAGAAGCTCTTGCTGATAAGATTGGTTGTGCTGATTCATTAGTTGGCAAGTGGGAAAGATACGAGCGCCTACCATCTGGTTTCATGTTTCTTGATTGGATCGAAGCAGTTGGATGTGAAATAAAAATAAATGATATCGTGTGATATCTGTAAAAAAAAGACAAGATACTTCATCAAGGTCAAGAGTATCAAGAGGTGGATTGTCTGCTTTGAATGTAGGGAGAAGTCGACATGGCAAGCAAGGCTCGCAGAAAAGGAAACTACCATGAGAACTTCTTCCTTAAACTTTTCAAATCGTGGAAGATCAAAACGAAAAAGCAACCTCTCTCTGGAAGCTTGGGTGGAGAGTATTCGGGAGACTTAGTTCTCAATCTAGGTGGCAAAGATTACATAACAGAAGTAAAATTTAGAGATGGGTCTTTCCCCTCTCCTTTTACCACTATGAAAGAAAGAGACATAGTAATTTACAAAAGAAAAACTGGTGATCCTAAATGGATTATGATACTATCAGAGAGCACAACAAAAGATTTACTAACGAGGATCGAATGAATGTCATTCTATAACATTCGAGATATTTACAATCTCAAAGTCGGAGATGCTAAAGCTAAAGCAGTGCTGCTTTGTATCAATCATTTCATAAATAAAGATACAAACATTGCCTTTCCATCTGTGCCTACGATTGCAAAATATACAGAATATTCTGAGAGAACTGTTTATAGATGTATAAAACTTCTAGTCGATAAAAAATTTCTTATGAAGAAAAAAACTCACAATCATGTAAATCAATATGCACTGACTGTCAGTCACCCCACCCCTGACCAACAGTCACCCGAACATACTATTAACATAGATAATACTAGGAGTAATAAGAATGAACCAACTACAAACAATAAATCCAAAGCAGAAATCCATAGCATTACAAAAACTCGTAACTTCTTCGCCACTAGACGTAACAAAAAAAGTAGTTTCTTCGGTGATGCATACTCTTCACTCAAAGGTAGAAGAACGACTTAACAAAGACTTTGATGTTATTGGGTATAACATTGATGATGAAGAACTAACTCTTGAACAACTACAAGAAGCTGAGAAAACAATTCAGTATTCTATGATACCTCTTGAATCTTTTGCTACTGAAAAAGAATTGCTCAAAGTTGTAGCTTTGATGACCAAACCAAGAGAAGAGTCTGCTCAAGATGTAGCCTTTCGTTGCAAAATGATTGCAGAAAAACTAGCTCATTATCCCGCAGATATTTTTCTACATACTTGTAATGTAATCAGTAGCACAAAAGTTTTCTTTCCTGCACTAGCTGAATTCAAAATGGTTGGAGACTATCACTATTTTCGCAGAAAAAATTTGCTTGATATTGTGCAGAAAAGCATAAAAAAACGTCAAAATAATACAAAAATACTTGAAAGTAGTGCATAAATGCATATAATATTATAAGGAGACTGATATGAATGTAGTTAATTTACATACAAAAAAGCACAACAGAATGGGTTTTATTGGTGGCACTGATGCTATCAAAATTATGAATGGTAAGTGGCATGAGTTATGGCTAGAGAAAACTGGTCAAGCTGATCCAACTGATTTGTCTGATGTATTCAGAGTGCAGTTAGGTGTAGCCACAGAAGAGTTCAATATCAAATGGTTTTGTAAGCAGTATTTGTATGAGTACAAAGACCTCATGAAACAAACAGAGTTTGAAAAAACATTTGATGATGTGCCATACAAAGGAACTGTAGATGCAGTCCATGAAGAATTTGATTTTATTGTGGAGTGTAAACATACGGGATCATGGAACACATATCAAAAACAACTTGAATACTACATGGCACAACTGCAGTTTTACATGGCAGTATCGGGAACAAGCAAAACATATTTCTCTGTTATCTTTGGTAATGAGTGGGAGTGTAGAACAGTAGGTTTTGACATTACCTATTTCAACAAACTAAGAGATAGGATTGCTGAGTTTTGGCAGTATGTAAAATTCAAAAAAGAACCGAATGATATTGATATACCTACTATCAACATAGATTCTATCCATGTAAACGATATGGTACGTCGTGATGCATCAAAAGATAATCACTTCAAAGAACTAGCTGAAATATATAAGGCTACCAAGCAATCACACAAAGACCACGATAAGGCAAAGAAAGAATTACGATCTATCATTCTGCCTAGTGAGTCTGAAATCTACAATGAAGATATCAAAGTCATAAAAGATTCAAGGGGCATTGTAAAAGTTATGGAGATAAAGCAATGACCTATGAAGAAAAGAAACAAAAATGGTGGAACTTTCATAAAGCTAACCCAAGTGTATATGAATACTTCCAAAGATTTACACATGAAGCTATTAGCAGAGGAGCTAAACATTGTAGTCCTTGGCTAATCTTTGGCAGAATAAGATGGGAAACACATCTATCTACTACAGATAAAGACTTCAAAGTAAGCAATGATTATATAGCTTTTTACTCAAGGCTATTTATGAAGTGGAATCCAAAGCATGAAGGATTCTTTAGAACTAAACCAATGAAGGGAGAACGATATGCAAGTATCAAATAAAAATGGGACAGTCACCAAAGCAACTGCCCCTGCACAACAAAAAACGGAAGACCGATCTTTGCAAGTGCAAGATAACACATCTAAAAAACAAAATAAAGTAACTAACACACTCAAAGAAGCAATGCTTGAGTTTCAAAAGCTTGCAGTAAGTGCAAAAAAAGATGGTAAAAATCCACACTTCAACAGTAACTATTCATCTCTTGAGTCTGTTATAGAAGCTGCAAAGTATGGAAATCAATTTGGTTTATACTTTACTCAAGACCTTACATATGAGTATGTAGAAAATGACGATCATAAAAATTCTACAGTACCAATAGTTAGAACTGTTATTCATCATGTAAAAGATAGTTCAGTATTAGAATCTAAATTACCAATCATGTTATCCAAACCTAATATGGAAAACCCACAAAAGATTGGATCAGCTATTACTTACTACAAGAGATACACATTACAATCTTTGTATGGTCTGCCATCAGAAGATGATGATGGTAATCAAGTATCAAATGAAAACAAATCATCAAGCAACAGTAGTTGGAGGTAACAATGGATAAGACTCTTAAGCCACAAAAAGGTATATGCTTCAAGCCTAGAGAAAGTGAAAGAATGATTGCATCTGGATTCATCAATCAAGGTGATAGTGAGATAGGGCAGTATGATGGAGACAAAGTTATTATTACTAGATCAGAACATAATGGTAATAAATTTCATGATGTATTCATTCATGCAGGTAAACTTTATGAATCACAAAATAAAGAATACAAACTTGATGGTTCACTATTAGATAAAAAATTATTTATCTATTTCAATAAAGCACAATCGGGAGTTGACTACATGGGACTATCTCTTGCAGGAGATATAGAAAACAAACCAGTAGAACAAAACAACTATCAACAAATAGAAGATAATCAAAGCAATGATGATGGAGTTGAAGATGAAATCCCATTCTAATGAAGTGCCAATGACAGATACAATAACACTCCAAAGAGTTATGATTGATCTTGGCGCTAATGCTTTACAAGTAAAAAAGTATACCAAAAAATATGATATACCATACATCAAGATTGGGCATAGATGGAGATTTACAAGAGAAGCTTATGAACTACTAAAGGAGAAATTAACTTGTCGCTCTTCTACTATAAACGAGGAAAGTACTGGCAGATTGAAGGTAAAGTTTGGTTCGGAAAACACTCAATCAGCATTAGACAAAGTTCAAAGTCTGATAAAAAAAGAGATGCAATCTCAATAGGTCGTAAGATAGAAGAACAAGCAATAGCTTTACTCCAAGGAGATAGCACACAAACTATCTCATGGAGTGAAGCCACTCTTAAATATCTTAAGCTGAAAAAAAGAAATGAAACAGATTTGTTTATTGCAGGAATGTTGGCAAGGTTCTTTCGCAATATGCCTATAGGTCAATTAACAAAAGATGATTGGCAAAGATTTATAATCAAGCATGGAACTAACTGGTCTAATGCATATTATAATAGAGCAAGATCAACATTCTCATCAATACTAGCTGACTCTAATATAATAGTATCAGCCAAACAAATACCTCATACATTATATATTCCTAAAAGAAAGATTACTGGTGAGAGACTTATCTATCTATCTCATGAACAACGAGAAGTTTTATTTAAGTCATACTCCCCTCACCTTGAGACCTGGGCAATTGCTCATGCCTTTCATGGTTTTAGAAAAGGTGAGTCAAGACAACTAAAATATTCAGATATAAATTTTGATGAAGACATAATACATATAAGAAAAGAAACAACTAAAGATAAAGAAGAACGTTTTA